GACACTTCTGCATACCAGTTTTTTTATTATACAGAGTCCAAAAAGCTTTAAACATAGCTAGTTTTATTTCTTGATCCCCCTTTGATTGTGTGTTTGATGATAGTGATACTAAATCTTTACACTTAAAATGATTATTTAGGTTGCGAAATATTCTGCTACATTCATCTTCTGTATCGTATATAATATCTAAAGGTTTATCGTTATTTTTTCTAATTATATATAGGACCCTTCCTTCACAGGAAAATCCTGAAATAGAATTACTGTCGATAGATGTGTGTTCAGATATTTTTAGATACATAGTTTTTTGGTTATTATATAGAGGGGTTCACCCCCAAAGCTTACCCCCCTACAACAATGTTAAATTAAAATGGTAAAGCTTCCTCAGTCTTCTTAGAAGTATTTTGAGGTTCAGGCTTAAACGTATTTATTTTAACATAGTGTGTTTTACCGTACTCGTTAGCACCATCTCTATTAGCACCCATAGTAAGGTTAACATACTTTTTACCGTTAAACTCATACACATGATCTTTTAGTTTTGCTAGATCTATCGAAAAGTTAACAAGTGATCTGCCTTCATCGAAGGTCTTTTCCGTACCGCTACCGCAGTAAATGTTCTCAGATTTCTCCATTTTTAAAATAATTAATTAGTTAATACATTTTTCTAAAGCTTCCATTCTGCTTTCTATAGTTAGAATTTTATAATGGAAGGATTTTAAGGTGCCTTCAGTATTTCTGAAGTCAACACCAGTTTCGTGAGGATCATCTATTTTTAAACCATCCTCTACGATTTGATATTTCTCTTTGTATTTTTCATCCCACTTAAGATCTACATTGTGCATGGTTAAAGCATGCATAACAGAAGTGTGATTCTTATATCCTATTCTCTCAGCTATTTGCTCTAGATTATAATCCAACTTACTATACATCATATAACATAATATATTTCTAGGCTGAACAAATCTTCTCTTTCTACCCCCAGAAGCCATCATTTGATTAGGTGTGACACCAAATGTTTGACTTATAAGAAGTAATGCGTTGCTGAAAGATTTATCTCTGAAGTTATTCTTCAGTGTTAAATAGTTCTCTAAAAGTGTACTCATAGTTCTTTGATTTTAAATGTTTTACAATGTTTTTACCATCTCTAACAGAGAACAGGTCAGGATCTTTAAGGTATTTTCTTACTGTAGGTATAGACAGTCCTGTTATATCCCCGACCTTGTTCTTTGTTACTTTACTTTTTTTTAATGTTTTAAATAGTTTACTCATGATTTTTATATTTTATAAAGTTCCTGTATATACATGTTCATAAGGATCAAAAAGTTCCTGTATAAAGTAGTAGTTATACATATCTAATAGTGATTTATATTTATTCCTACCCTCTTCTAAAAATTCTTCGCTACAATTATATATAGCCATATTATAAGGGGCAGATTTTTCTATAACAACAAACCAGAATTCTTCAACACCAAATCCATCTAGATAGAATGCTGCTTGACGATCATATCCATATTTATATGCTGACTTCCTAAACCCTTCTGGGCTAGAGTCTTGTGTTGTTTTTATATCTACCAATATTCTTCTATCCTTATTCCAGTAATCTGCTTTTCCTTTACAGGGAACATTACTACCAGAGTCATTCCATATACTTACCTGTTCAGCTAAACCATTACTTAATAGATCTGTCGCTTCAGTAGATGATGTTAGTTTAGATCTCATTCCTTTTAATGATTCATGCTCATCAAAAGACAATATAGTCATACCATCATGTAATGTTAAAAACTCTTGATACTCTTCTCTACCAGCTTTAGTTCTTTTATTAACATCAGGTTCCACTACCACCTCTTTCTCATATTTATCGTGCTCGAGCATACACATATGAAATGCTCTACCAAAATTTAAAGCTTTAGTAATAGGTCTAGCACTAGGATTTTCCCTGTAATATTGGTAAGTTGCTGGGCTCCGTTTAATTAATCCTAATTGTGAATTAGTTACAAAAGAATAGTCGCTGTAGTATACCTCGTCTGAGGCAAACTTTTTTATTATTTCATCCATGATTTTTATTTTAAAGCTTTGGTTAATTCTTTTCTCTGATCCTCTGTCATTTGGTAGCTTGACATTCTATTTTTCACAACATCCTTAGATCCATCTCTTATAGAGTCCATCATAGCTTTAAACACATCTATTGTCATTTTCTTTTTAGACAATCCATTAGATGATGGTTTAGCATCTTTAGATATAGCCATTTGCAATTCTTGTGCAGATGCTACTGATTCATCAATACCTATACCAAAATTAGCCAATGCTCTACCCCATGATGATGTTTCACAATTTTCTACATAGCTAGTCTTATTAATATAGTTAGCACCTTTCTCTTCGTGTGCATGACCAGTAGCTTTAACATTCCCCTCAGGATCTAATATATCTGACTGTATTACAACCATCTCTGAGTCTATGTGTGTTATCTTACTTGTCAGTGAATAATTTGGGTAGTTTGACCTGAAGTATTTAAGTCTTTCGTTGACTTCTACATACTTCTTTCCTTTGATATTTATTGTTTTTAGTTTAGTCATTTTAATTTAATTTAAGTTAATTATTAGTCTGATTTACTCGCAATATAGTAAATAATTTTCATTCTCACAAGAAATAATGAAAGTTTATTTCAAATTTTCTATATTTTCCCATTTTTTTATGAGGTCATACAAGATCTGACATTTCTCATATTCCTGATCATCTTCATAGTAATCTATCAAATGTTCTAATATCTCAATAAAAGATCTCATGGCTTCTATTGGTACATATTTTAATATCTTGTCTCCTTGTTTTATTATAAACCTGTATAGATCTTCTTCTTCAGTGTGCTTATTCAACACAAGCAAACTCTCTCCTTCGTTTAGTTTACTAAGTACAGCCCTGAATAAAAATTCCCTATAATTTCCTAATATTTTATTTATTCTTCGAGCCATTCTGTGATAGATTTATAATACAATTTACTAAATTTTTAGATCCTGTGCTAATATAGGTATATATTACCATCATAAATCCTAAAACACCACCAAAGAATCCCATTAACACTGCTATAAACCAGCATATAATACATAAGAATAATGGTAGAAAGATGATAGTGTTCCAAAAAGTCCATTGAATTTCTTCCATATATATTTATTTTTCTAACGATTCTAGCAATCTATCAAACTCCTCCCTCATGGATTCTGTATCGTATACTTTTTCATGCTTATCATTATATATATAATAAACACCCACCTCTAACTTTTCTCTGTAAAGATTTCTTTTACTTTTATCATTCATAATTTTATTTCTTTAATTTTAATTCCCTATAACTTCTTGCAATATCCTCTAAATTATCTAATTCAGTATTGCTATATACACCTAATATATTATTAGTTAATGTTTCATACTCATCATATGTCTCATTATAAAAATCTTGTGCCTCATCTGTAAACATCATCTCAGTTCTTTCGTTGTCAGTTCCCTCACACAATAAAGTTTCTGTAAATGTTTCTTCCCCAAATCTTTCTTCTGTTATTCTTGTTGATATCTCATCTATGTATTCCATAAATGTTGAATTTTCTATATATATTTTGCTCATAATTTTATATTTTTAAGTTGTCAAATTCTCTTAACTCATCAAAAGCCCAATCAAAGTTATTTTCTACTTCTCTTAGGACACCTTCTATTTTATCTGTTTCCTCTTTATATCTTTCCCCATACTCACCACTTTTCCACCTTTCTGTTTTTTCATCATACACATAATTTCTTTCATCAATCATGTCGTTTAACTCATCTATTAACATATCCTTTGCTAAATCTAGTTTAACTATTATTTTATTGAGTTTTTTCGTTGCCTTCATAATATTACTTTTTTAAGTTCAGTTATTATACCCTCATCACTATTGTAATTGTGATCAAAGGTCTCCATTATGGTTTTAAGTAATTTAACACCACTAATGTTGTGTGTTAGGTTTGTGCATAGTATAAATACAGCTTGGTAATCATCTTCATCAAAGTCACAACCAGAGCCGTTTAAGTTGTCTGTTATATTTATACCATTTACTATCCAATAATTCATTTGTTCGTGGCTATCCCAGAAGCAACCTGTAAACTTATCATCTACATATATACCTATGCTTAATACTTGTTGATCTTCTAGGTGATCTTCTATTTTTATATCCATAATTTTAGTCAATTAAGTCGATTATGTTGTCCTCATTCTCCACAATAAGGCACATTAATTCAGTTAAAATAGTGTGGTCTATTTGTTCCCATAAGTTGTCGCTAATAGTTTGCAAATCTCTTTTTAACGATTCACTTTTTGCTCGTAGAATTAGATCTTCTACAAATTCTTGTTGTTCCATAATTTTAGTTTTTAATCGTTCCAATATGCTTTCGCACAATCATCAGAACAAAATTTATATTCAGTTAACACTTCTCCACAGAATGCACATTCTGTTTTGTCTACTAGATCTTGATATGGCTCTTTATCCCAGTCACTCATATTCAAATAATACCACTTCATCATAACTTTATTCTTTAATTGTTATTTCAAATTTCTCATCTATATCTAATCCTAGTACCTCATTTATCTCATCTTGTATTACATCTTGTAGATGAAAATCCCACTCGTTCTCATCTTCAAATTCAGTTATATACTTGTTGTCTATAAGATACTCTACAATTCTAATTGCAATATCTCTTGTGTCATCATAGGTTATTTTCTTTTTCATAATTTTAAATTTTAGTTCCTACAAAGATAGAAAATATTTTTCACTTATCCAAATAACAGAGATGGATCAATCTTCATTACTTTTGGTGTAAACACCAATCCATTAATATAATGACTTGATTGAGTAAAGAAATTTCTACACTCTTTACAACATTGTCTTGTTTCTGCTCTTTCATTTGTGGGTATAAATTTTGCCCTACATATACTACATTTTTTTTCCATGACTTTATTTATTTAATGTTTCTATTATTACATCATCATATCCTTTATTTATCCACTCTTTTTGTTCTACTTGAGCATCTATTAATTTATCAAAATAGTTCGGTATTCCCCCTATCCATACTATATATTTTTCTTCCATAATTTATTTATTTTATATTATTTCTTAATTCGTTATGTATTATTGAATAAATTTCATCATCTAAATCTCCTATATCTTCATCTGTATTATTATTTATATAGTGTTTCAAGTCAATCCTGTCAACAATATCTCTTAACTTATCCATAATTTCGTTAGTTATATTGTCTATTTTTTCAAATTCTTTTAATTCCATAAATTTTATTTTTTTTAGTGAACACTTGACATTGTCATTTTTTTCTTGTAACTTCCGACACTTATATTAGTAGAGTGAGTATGTTAGTATAACTATTTATATATAAATATATATATCTCTTATCTTCTACTCCTCCTCCCTAATGTAAGTAACTATTTGTATCAAAGGATACCTATATCTTCTAGTTTCCCTTCGTTCATTTCCCCGTTCTCAAATATAA